CTGAGTATCAAGAGGCCTTGGCCGAGGCCGAGGGGCAATGGGCTGATCAGAGCGCAGATCCCATGAGCGAAGCGAAACAGTTGGCTGATGCTCTAGCTAAGAATGCACCTAAGCCAAGGAAGCGGAGAGACGGACTACCAGTGGCAAGTGAGCATAAAAGGGGACTACCTTTATCGCCATCAGCGATGGCATTCGTCCAAGGGGTTATAAGGGGACAGAGCCTCAGGGCAAGCTATAGAGAGGGCTTCAAAAACGACACTGGAAGCGATGCATCTATATCAGCCTCAGCCAACAAGCTAATGAAAGATCCAAGGGTGCAAGAGGCACTCAAGGAAGCATGGGGAGAGACGATCGAGCACCTAGTTGATGACGTGGTTGCATCAAAGCGGTATGTCTTAAAGGGACTGCTTGCACTGAGTAAAAGCGATCAACCAAGCACTCAGATAAAAGCACTGGAACTCATGGGCAAAGCCTGTGGCCTGTTTACACCTAGTGAGGTGCAAGACAAAGCACCAGTGACGGCTGACCAGTTGAAGCGTGAACTTGCAAGCCACTTGCGCTTACTCAAGGGGGATCGGTCATCGGTACAGGACGTGCAAGCCACATCGTTTAAACAGCGATGATGCCCCACCCGTTTGATGTGCGTGTGTGTGCGTCACCCACCGCCCCCGTACCCCCCATGCTGGCCGCTGACCACCCCCCCGTCTATTACGCTCTAATCCACTCTTCCATACATCTTCCACAGAACACCCCCCCCTATCCAATCCAAATCCAAACCCCCCCACCCTATATATATTTTCGTTTAAACACTTGCGAACGTTCTTATTATCGTTTAAACTCACATTGTCTTGGACACGCAGACGTTAAAGCGAAGTGGGCCTAGATGGAATCCCTAGGACTTTGTTTCACATATATATGGGAAACAGTAACAGGATGATTAGCGTTTAAACATGACCAAGCATAGGCAGTTAGTACTAGATTTCATTCGGGCGTATATCCGCCTTCATGGAGTGCCTCCGTCCTATGAAGTTATTGCCAAAGGAATTGGATTGAGTTCTAAGTCAAATGTTCACAGGATTGTTCATCGCTTAAAGGCCGATGGCCATCTGACCATCCGTCCGTATAAGTTTCATTCCATACGGCTGGTGGATAAGTCTGTGAAAGAAGTGGCTGCGTTATGAGCCTATTGACCCGCAAAGAGATTGAGCTGTATTTAAAGCTTGCAGATACTGCCCCTCCCGCAGAAAGGGCTAAGGTGCAGAAACTCCTAGAGTTTGATAGAGTTGAACGTTGCAAGGAGTCATTCATATTCTTTGTCCAGCAGATGTGGCCTATCTTCATCTCTGGAAAACACCATGCAATCATGGCCGATGCCTTTGAAAGGGTCGCTAGGGGCGACCTTAAGAGGTTGATCATTAACATGCCTCCCCGGCATACAAAGTCTGAGTTTGCTTCTTATCTGCTCCCAAGCTGGTTCTTGGGTAAGTTTCCTGAGAAGAAGATCATTCAGACTGCACACACCGCAGAACTTGCTACTGGATTTGGACGAAAGGTTAGGAATCTTGTCTCTTCAGAGAATTATCAGAAGGTATTTGATACAAAGCTATCGAGCGACTCAAAGGCCGCCGGTCGATGGAATACTCACATGGGTGGTGATTACTTCGCTATTGGTGTTGGGGGCGCTGTCACAGGTAAAGGAGCCGATCTTTTAATCATTGACGACCCTCATTCGGAGCAGGAAGCCAAGCAAGGCAACCCTGCGGTGTTTGATAATGTCTATGAATGGTTTACATCTGGCCCTCGTCAGCGTTTACAGCCGGGCGGGGCGATCATTATTGTGATGACGCGGTGGTCAAAGCGTGACTTGACCGGCCAGATACTCAAAAACGCAGGAAAAGATGGCGTAGATCAGTGGGAAATCATCGATTTTCCGGCAATCATGCCCTCTGGAACGCCTTTATGGCCAGCTTTTTGGTCAAAAACAGCGCTAGAAGCGCTAAAAGCTGAATTACCTGTCGCTAAATGGGAAGCTCAGTACCAACAGAACCCCACATCCGAAGAAGGCGCGATCATTAAGCGCGAACAATGGACTATTTGGGATAAAGATACACCCCCGCAGTGTGAATACATCATTCAAAGCTGGGATACGGCCTTTGAAAAGAACAACCGCGCAGACTATTCTGCCTGCACAACATGGGGTGTCTTTCAACACCCTAACAAAACCGGTGACATGAGGCCAAACATCATCCTGCTAGATGCGTTTAAACAACGCATGGAGTTTCCGGAGCTTAAGAAGATGGCTTTGGAACTCTGGCAGGAATGGGAGCCAGATACATTGATCGTGGAGAAGAGAGCCGCAGGTGCTCCGCTCATCTATGAGATGCGTAAGATGGGCATTCCGCTTTCTGAGTTTACACCGGGCAAAGGAAACGATAAGATCTCGCGTGTAAACGCAATCTCCGATCTGTTTGCTTCAGGTGTTGTCTGGTGTCCAGAGACTCGTTGGGCTGAAGAAGTGATGGATGAACTAGCTTCCTTTCCTAACGGCGATCATGACGACCTTGTTGACTCCTCTAGCCAAGCTTTGATGAGATTTCGTCAAGGCGGGTTCATTTCCATCGATTCTGATGAGCCAGATGAACCTGTATATCGCAGACGCATGGAATATTATTAAGGACTCAAATGAGTATCGACAAAGCAATCAGCCAAGCACCTATGGGTCTTTCAGACCTTCTTGAAGACATCGGCGTGGACGTTGAATTAGACGATCCCCTTATTATTGAAGAGGAAAGCGTTGAGATTATTCTAGAGCCGGAATCAGAATATGACAGCGATTTTGATGACAATCTCGCAGAAATCCTTGACGACGGTGCTTTAGGCAAAATTGCCTCTGAGCTTGTAGAACTCGTAGAAGCTGACATAGCCTCCCGCAAAGACTGGGCAGAAAGCTTTGTTAAGGGCTTGGAAGTCCTAGGCGTTAATTATGAAGAACGCACAGAGCCATGGAATGGAGCCTGCGGTGTTTACTCTACAGTCCTGACAGAAGCTGCAATCAGGTTCCAATCAGAGTCGATCATGGAAACCTTCCCTGCCGCTGGCCCTGTTAAGACAGAGATCATTGGTGCGATTGACCGCCTGAAAGAAGAAGCAGCCGAGCGTGTGCAGGCTGACATGAACTTTAAGCTGACTGAGGAGATGCCTGAGTACCGCCCAGAACATGAGCGGATGCTCTACTCCTTAGGTCTGTCCGGCGCAGCATTCAAGAAGGTTTACTACGACCCAGCCATGGAGCGTCAGGTCGCAGTGTTCATTCCTGCCGAAGATATGATTGTCCCGTATGGCGCTTCTAATCTCCAGAACGCAGAACGTGTTACCCATGTAATGCGTAAGACCAAGAATGAAATGCGCCGTTTGCAGGTTAGCGGCTTCTATCGGGATATAGACCTTGGTGAGCCTGTCCAGCATCTCTCAGACATTGAGAAGAAAAAAGCCGATCAGCAAGGTTACAAAGCCACAGACGACGACCGCTATCAACTCTTGGAAATCCATGCGTACTGGGATTTAGACGGCTTTGAAGATACAGATTCTGAAGGCGAAGAGACAGGCATCGGACTGCCTTACGTCATCACAATTGATCGCGGCACAAACAAAATTCTTGCTATCCGTCGTAACTATTTGGAAGACGATGCTAAGAAGACCAAGCGTCAACATTTTGTAGACTACTGCTACATCCCCGGTTTTGGTTTCTACGGTATGGGTCTGATCCACATCATCGGTGGATACGCCCGTGCAGGTACATCTTTGATCCGTCAACTGGTGGACGCAGGTACGTTAGCTAACTTGCCCGGCGGTTTGAAAGCACGTGGCGCTCGTATCAAAGGCGACGACACACCTATCCAGCCCGGTGAGTTCAGGGACGTTGATGTTCCTAGTGGTGTCATCAAAGATAACATTATGATGCTGCCTTACAAAGAGCCAAGTGGCACTTTGTTAACTTTACTGGACAGAATTACAGAAGAAGGTCGCCGTCTAGGTTCTATCTCAGACATGAAGATCTCTGACATGAGCGCCAATGCTCCGGTCGGTACAACTTTAGCGTTACTTGAGAGAACATTGAAGACCATGGGCGCAGTCCAAGCCCGTGTTCATTATTCAATGAAACAAGAGTTTAAACTGCTCAAAGGCATCATTCGGGACTACTCGCCTGCCGAGTATGAGTACGACCCCCAAGGCAACGACCGTCAAGTAAAACAATCTGACTACGACATGGTCGAGGTCATCCCTGTATCAGATCCTAACAGCTCCACAATGGCTCAAAGGATCATGCAGTATCAAGCTGTGATCCAGTTGGCTCAGGGTGCTCCGCAGATTTATGACTTACCTTTGCTGCACCGCCAGATGATTGAGGTTCTAGGTGTCAAGAACGCAGAGAAACTAATCCCCGGCGCAGATGACCAAACGCCTAAGGATCCAATCAGCGAGAACATGGCATTCCTTAACGGAAAGCCTACCAAAGCATTCATCTATCAGGATCAAGAAGCGCATATTGCAGCGCACACTGCGTTCATGCAGGATCCAATGATTGCAGCCCAGATTGGCCAGAACCCAATGGCTCAGAAAATACAAGCCGCAGTGATGGCTCACATTGCAGAACACTTGGCATTCTTGTATCGCAAGAAAGTCGAAGAGCAGGTCGGTGTTCCTCTGCCCGCTCCAGACTCCAAACTGCCAGAAGACGTGGAAGTGCAGTTGTCCCGTCTGGTTGCCCAAGGCTCCGCCCAGTTGCTACAGCTTAACCAAGCTCAACAGCAACAACAGCAAGCCCAGCAACAAGCACAAGATCCGCTCGTCCAGATGCAACAAGCTGAACTCCAGCTTAAGGGTCAGGAAGCGCAGACTAAGGCACAGAAGATTGCCGCTGACATTGAACTTGGTAAAGCCAGACTCGAACTTGAGAACAAGCGGATCGACACGCAGGCTCAACTCGACATGGCTCGTATGCAAGCACAAGAAAAACAAAATAATCAGAAGGTGCAGGTTGATCTGTTTAAACGAGGGAGTTGATTATGAATGAAGATCAGGCTTTTAAATATCTTTTATCTGACTTGCGGGAGAAGGAGAAAACCCTTCGCGAAAGTCTTGGGGGCGGGGCAGCTAATGACTACCCAGCCTATCGAGAGATGTGCGGCCAAATTCGGGGTCTACTGTACGCACAGACTTTAATCATTGACCTTGTTCGAAAACTTGAAAGATATGAAGATGACTGAATACGATGTCAGTGCAGTTGATTTGTCGGGCGTGCTCAACAAATCTAACGAGGAGAAGGCCAAACAAGTGCCTGATCCCGCAACATATCACCTCCTTTGTATGCTTCCGAAAGCAGAAGAAGAGATGGGTGATAGCGGAATTTTAAAATCCGCAACCATGATGCATCACGAAGAGATTCTTTCTCCCGTGCTGTTTGTGGCAAAAATCGGCCCCGATGCGTTTAAAGACGAGAAACGATTCCCGTCTGGAGCGTCATGCAAGGTCGGAGACTTCATTATTACCCGCCCTAACAGCGGTACAAGGATGAAGATTCATGGTACTGAGTGGCGTTTGATCAACGACGACAGCGTAGAAGCGGTAGTCCAAGATCCTCGCGGCATTCAACGTCCTTACTAAGGGTAAACCATGGCTGAATTAGAAAAAACTGAATTTGAGTTCCCCGATGAAATCGAGGCAAAACAGAATCGTTTAGGTAGCAAGGTTGTAGAACCTGAGCCTGAAGAAGTCAAAGAAGAACCTGAGATAGAGGTTGTCGATGACACACCGGATGAGGACAAGGGCAGAACGCCCATGGAAACTCCTCCGCAAGAGCCAACAGATGAAGAGTTAGCCGCTTATTCTCAAAAAGATCGCAACAAACTTCGTGAATTTACCAAGGGTTATCACGACGAACGCAGGGCTAAAGAAGCTGCGATACGCGAGAAAGAAGAGGCAATTCGCATTGCTCAAGCAGTTTATGAAGAAAATCAAAAACTGAAAAACAACGTACACACCAGTCAAAGCGCTCTACTGGAGCAGGCTAAGAGGGTTGTTGCACAAGAGGTCAATGATGCCAAAAGTCGGTACAAAGCTGCATATGAGTCAGGCGACGCAGACGGCTTAGTACAGGCTCAGGAAGACTTGACCACCGCGAAGATGAAAGCGGAGCGTGTAAACAATTTTAAGCCTGCCCCTTTACAAGAAGAGAAAACTGTTGTACAACCACAACATCAGCAAGTACCCCGCGTTGATACCAAAGCCGTTGAGTGGCAAAAAACCAACAAATGGTTTGGTACTGACAAGGAAATGACCGGATTCGCTCTGGCGGTGCATGAAAAGCTGGTTAACGATGAGGGCATGGATCCTCAGAGTGACGAATACTACAGACGCATCAACGGTAGATTGCGTCAAGTGTTTCCAGATAAGTTTGAATCTGGTGAACCCGCTGATACGACGCAGCGTAGGAAATCAAACGTTGTTGCTTCTGCGACACGCAGCGTGGCCCCTAAAAAGATCACACTGTCTGCCTCGGAAGTGGCTATTGCCAAGCGGCTCGGCCTTCCTTTGGAACGCTATGCTCGTGAGGTCGCAATATTAAGAAGGAATGAAAATGGCTGAACAAATTCGTGAAAAAAGAGCTACAGAGTCCCGTGCAAGTTTTGAGCGTCCTTCGAAATGGATGCCTGCTTCTTTGCTACCAGATCCCGAACCAGAAGCTGGTTGGGCATTCAGGTGGATTCGCCTTGCTACTCTAAACAATCCTGATCCGTCAAACATTTCTTCAAAATTACGCGAAGGTTGGGAGCCTGTTAAATCCGCAGATCAACCCAAACTCCAACTGTTAAGCAACCCTAACGGTCGTTTTCCAGATGGAATTGAAATTGGTGGACTGTTGCTTTGCAAGACCCCGACTGAGTTTGTTGACCAGCGGAACGCCCACTACCGGAAAATTTCCGACGGGCAGATGCAGTCAGTGGACAATACCTACATGCGCGAGAGCCATCCTAAGATGCCTTTGTTCAGAGAACGAAGCTCTGAGGTAACTTTCGGAAAACGTAATTAAACTTTTAGGAGTCTTAAATGGCATCTACAGCAGCACCCTATGGGCTACGTCCCATCAATCGTATCGACGGCATGCCCTATGCTGGCGCTACGAGTCAGTTCTTGATTGACCCGGCTGGCGAAGGTACTAACTTGTTTTATGGCCAAGTTGTTATCATCGGCGCAGATGGTTATATCGCTCTGTCTACCGCTACCGGCGCAGACATCACTACCAATAACCTTGGTGGTGCTAACGTAGGTGCAATCGGCGTTTTCGTCGGCGCATCCTATATCAACGCACAAGGTCAACAGATTTACGGTCAATACTACCCTTCCGGCACAACCGGCGTGGTAACTGCATACGTAATTACTGACCCGTTTGTTACTTTCCAAGCTCAGCTTGACGGTTCCGCCGCTCAGTCTGCTTTAGGTAGTAACACCTTCTTTGCCGCTGCACAGAGCACTAGCACTGGTTCAACCCAGACTGGTAACTCAACCAGCGCTTTGGAGTCTACTGTGGTTCAAACTGCGGCGGCCTTTCGTATTGTGGGCTTTGCATCAACTCCGGGCGATGCATTCACTGATGTGTTGGTTAAATTCAACCCAAGTGCCCATTCGTTCTTAAACAACGTTGGCCTGTAAGGAGTAAATTACCATGGCAATTTCACGCGCACAACTACTTAAAGAGTTGCTTCCCGGTCTGAACGCTTTGTTTGGTCTTGAGTACGCACGCTACGGCGAAGAGCACAAAGAGATCTACGAAACAGAGACTTCTGAGCGTTCTTTTGAAGAAGAGACAAAACTGTCAGGCTTTGCTGCTGCACCAGTCAAAAACGAGGGTTCTGCCATCGCTTATGACAATGCACAGGAAGCATTCACTGCACGTTATACACACGAAACCATTGCGATGGGCTTCTCCATCACAGAGGAAGCTGTGGAAGATAACTTGTATGACTCTTTGTCTTCACGTTATACCAAGGCTCTGGCCCGTGGTATGGCTTACACCAAGCAAGTTAAAGCCGCTTTTGTGTTGAACAACGCATTTTCTGGCTCTGGCGTGACCTACGGTGACGGCGTTACTTTGTGTAACACTGCCCACCCATTGGTCTCTGGTGGTACTAACAGTAACACTCCATCTACCGCTTCTGACTTGAACGAAACATCGTTGGAAAACGCTGTTATTCAAATCGCTGCTTGGACAGATG